GAACAACAAAATATTAAAAAACATCCAGAAATGGAAGGAGTAAAAAAAGGAGAAAAATTATTAATGATAAAATTTACAGACGAAGATTTACAAGAACTACAACAAAAAATTTTAGAGCAAAAAATGCAAGAACTTTTTGAAGAGCCCTCTACATACGAAGATGATGACGACGACTGAATTAATCTTTTTTATTAATTTTGTTTCTGATATGCTTTATATGTTTATCGCATTCATGTGTGGTTTAATTATAGGGTATATAATTGGATTTAATAACGGAAACGGCTTATAAAAATAAAAGGAGGCATATGCCTCCTTGTTTTATTCTAAAGATGCCATATATAATTGAGCTTGTTTTAATAATCTTTTTTTCAAAATTTGTTTACGAATTAAATTCAACCAATTCATTTTACATTCTCCCAATCCCAGTTATTGCATGGACGATAAAATTGTCCACGATACCTAAGTGGTGGATGTGAGGGAGCATGAATTGAAGAATACCAATTGCGATACTCTTTTTTAGGAACATCAGTATTGTACTGGCATCCTCTGTATGTTGCAATTGATGGAGCAATCAATTCTTTTTCTGCGTCAGTATTATACTGACATCCTCTGTAAGTTGCTTGTGACATTAGAAATTCTCCTTAGTTTTATGAGTTAAAGAGCGTTCCTTCGGTCGGATCTTGTATCTATTTCACATTCTTTATCTGTAAACAATTTAATTTCTTGTACGATACTAATTTTATTTTCCGGAGTTAAATTTGTATTTTCTAATACTCTATTTGCAAGTAATTGCGATTGTATACAGGTTAAAAGTAGTAGTTCCATAGATGAACATTTGTTCTAGTACGACTTACTTCCGTTCTCTATTTGAAAATAGCGAATGAACGTTAATACTAATTATAACACATATTTTGTATCTTATGATACTATCTTAATATAAATTCAAGATGATAGTCAGTAGCATTTAATTCTTTAATAATTATATCACATGCAATTTTAGGTTCTGAATGTCCACAAGTAAATACATCTACTGCTGCTTCTCCTTTTTCGGGCCAAGTATGAATACTAATATGACTTTCGGATAATAAACAAATTGCAGTTACTCCTTGAGGATCGAATTGATGAGACATAGTTTGAAGCACATATGCTCCACAAGTTCTGGCAGCATTTTCTAATAAATTGCATAGAAAAAACTCGTTATCCAATAGAGATAACGAGCACCCATATAAATTTAGTAAATAATGCTTTCCCATTTTATCTTCGTTTTTTATCTTCTTTAGGTTTAATATCCCACAATCTAGGATTTATTCTTCCATCAGTCCATTCTATTTTTTTAACAATTCTTCCAAACCTATCGTAATAAGCATCAAAAATACTATATCTCGATCCCATGATAATGTCATACCATTGTTCATTTTCTTTTTCACAAGTAACCAAATAGGAATTAACGGGAAGAGATTTATCTTTTGATGCAGATTTATTGCAATTACTTATAATAACTGTGATACCATACTTTTTAAAAATATTGATATCTTCAGTTGTCAAAACCATTATACTCTTCCTCCCCATTTAATATGTGGAAATGCTTCCTCTACACAAGCTCTTGTAATTTTATATTTTTTTTGTAATCCTTTATCTTTAACTAACACAAGAAGTTGAGCTTCTTCTTCATGTAAACCTTCTAAAAGTTGAATAAAAAGATTTTCTCGTGTAGTTTGATTGATACTAGAACCTCCTTTGAAAAACAAATATAGTTTTCTATATTCTTGTTCCAATAAAGTATGTTCTGTACCTTTAGGAGCATCATTTGGATTGAATGGTACTTCTCCTTCTGGCAAGAGAGAAATAATACTTTCATCATAATTTGCAATAAGAATTGCTCTTAATGCATTAGTATTATATTGTTGCAGTAATTGAATTTTTTCTACCTTAGTTTTGGCATTGCTCACTTTTTGAAGCACTTCGGAAATTAAAAGTCTCATTTTTTAAAAGGGGACGAACTACGGAAATAAAAAGCTTCCATCAAATCATTTAATTGATATTTGCGGAAATATTCTAAAGGAATTTGCTTATTAGTATTTAGACTTGCATACTCATCAATAATTTTTTGTTCTATTTCTTCTGGGATGTAATCTAAATCAATAAGAGTTCTGTTTCGATAATAATTATCTATTTCTGATTTTGTTTTGCAGAACATAGAAGGATCTTGATCCACCCAAATATTTAATTTTTTTTGGCTAATTGGCTTTTGTCTTTTTTCTGTTACAAAAGTGTCATCATCTGAAAGAAAATTTGGTATACCATCAGATTTATCACCTTTAATAATATGTTCTTTAATAAAACTATATGGATTGTCTGAAGAGATATAACTCTTCATAATTGGATTGTATTGTATTACTCCAGGATACTTATGCAGTTGAATAAAATCTTTATCTCCAGAAAGAATTAAAATTTGTTCTTTTGCTTTTTTATGTTTACACAAAACTGAAATAATATCATCAGCTTCTGCTCCCAATACTTCCATTACTTTGTAGGGGAAGTAATTTTTAATCTCGTCCCGGATTTTATTTAATACATCAAATATAGAATTCCAATCTAAACCAGATTTTATTCTATCTTTTTTACGATTGTATTTATAATGTGGAAAAAAATCTTTTCTCCAATAATGTTTACTATCATATGCAAGAACTATTTCACCATATTCTTGTTTGTATTGTTTTTCATATGATACTAAACTTGTCAACACCATATAACGAACTAAATTTTCATTTAATTCATCTTTCTTAAGTTGTGCCATCAGATTACTAATCATAACCTGATTTACATCTACTAAAATCATTATATTTAACCAATTAGTTTTTTATTATTCTATATTTTTATATCACATAATTTACAATATTAATTTAACTTACGTCAATAATACTCACAATCGTCTTCTTCTTCATCTTCAATAAATTTTACTGAAAGTAATTCTTCATTAATAACAATTCCTTCGTCATCATACATTTCTGGGTGAAGTTTAGTAGGACTATTTTTATTATAAAAATTATAAACAATATCATTAATAAACCACCCTATTATAATTCCTACAATCAAAAATAGAATCATAAAACAACCAGAAAAAAATAGCATTGTTGATTCCATTTGTTAGTTCTCCGAGTGACTTATTTGATGTCCCCCCAAGTAATTTCGATCTTAAAACAGAATTGTTTTTTGCGGAGGGAAAAACATTTATTAATTTTCAATCCTTTTGATTTATTGTTTACCCTCCTGAGCATTAGCTCTACACCTTTATTTATGGATATTTTTTCCATCTCAATTTGAATTTTTATTAGATTTTACCAAACCTTTTTCTACAAAAAATTTTACTGTTTCTACTAATCCTCCAATTGGAACTCCATCTATAATTGTATATGGATATGCAGTTGCTGAAGGATATTGTTTTTTAAATTCATCTCGCGTAATATCTTTACCTACAACAAACGATTGATATTCTACATTTGCTCTAGCCATTAGTTCTTCTATTTTTTGACAATATCCACAACCAGAAATTTTATAAATTAATATCTCCATATTTTTCTAGAAATTTTGTTCAACCATTATAAATCATCTTTAGTGCTTTGTCAAGTGTTTTTTAATATTATGTTTTTATAACAAATGTAAAAAATATTTTTTACTAAATAGTTATATGAGAAAAAATTCTCATATTAGAGACAAGACGTATTACTAAAAGATTCCAAAAATGGTTCTTTCATTAATGCCTCATCTCTAATTGGGTGATACAATCCAATTCTGAAGAGAAATAATCCCAGACGACTCGTCTACAGTCGCCTGTGGAAAGGACTCGTCTGGCATTATGTCAGGGAGGAATTGGATTGTATTGCTCTGCAATTTACCTTTCTTTTCCTTAAGGAGAAAACAAATGGCCGAAAATAACGTTTATATGCCAGACCCATGGGCAGCACTTGCATCTCAACATGCAGATATTCGTAAAGAGCAAGCAATAGGTTTTGGTGACACTAAATATCAAATTGCTGCAACATCAGAATCAACTAATCGTGATATTTTAACTACTGGCTACCAGAATCAAATTAAAATTGATGAAGCTACCGATAAAATGCAACAACAGGCAACTGATTATTTTATTGCTGAGCAAAATAGAGATTATGCTACAGGAGTTGAACTTGCTAAAATTGCTGCCACTCAAGTAGCTGGATTTGCTGATTTAGCAGATCGTATTTCAACTTCTTCCGAAATTAATGCACTTAAAACACAGTTGACTGTCA